CCGATCCCATCACGAAACGCTTGTACATAAAGCGTTGCATGTATGGACGAATACGTGCAGAAGAGGCGTAGTAGGTGGGGCCGTCGGGAACTTCCAGTTTATACTGTCCGCCCTCTACAACCTCAACATTCACCTTCTTGCCCTTCACTTCGGCAAGCCCCATAATTGGGGTGTGGTGGATACGCAGACGGGCAAGGGTGCTAGACTTCTTGCCCCCACTCGTACCCTCGTTGGCGATACCCATAGCTTTTGCCATAGCAGCATAGTTGTTGGTATCAATTGTAGTGATCTCGTTCATTTATTTTATACTCCTTCTTTCGAGTTAGAATGCGTAGTTATATCACAACACATCTTTCGTGTCAAGCCAATTCGGCCCCATTTTAGCTTCAAGTAAGAGGGGTACATTAAAATGTATACCCCACCTACCTGCAATCAAAGCTGGCAACTCCTCATTTGTTTTGTGGATGGCCTGCATAACAAGCCTCTCCTCGTGTGGGTGTACATCAATAACAATACTATCGTGTACGGTATTGACGATACAAGACTTAGCGTAGGCCAGTTGTTCGTCTATGAATAACAGTGCAATAGGTACTATATCGGCTGTTGCAAATGATTGCACTGGGTAGTTTTTAATTTGCGTGAAATGAGACACACGCCCACTTGCTTTGCGGACGACATCAGGAAAAGAAAACTCTCGTCCTGATGGGGTTGTAATGCAACCTGTGTTTATAGCTTCTTTAGCCAATCGGGTATGCCATACCCCAATTCCTTTGTACTTCTCCGTAAAGTGCGTGTAGTATTCAGCCTCCGCTGTCGTTCTCCCAAAGCCTGTTGCGCCATAAAGCGGTGCAAACGTGTGAGCCTTCGCAGTCTGCCTATCCGTAGGCTGACCAGCATCGGTAATAACCTGAGCGGTGTATGAGTGTACATCAAAGCCAGTAGATACTTCATCAATAGCAACTCCATCTTGTGAGAGGAATGCTGCTGCACGAAACTCTAGCTGTGCGAAGTCAGCTTCCATAATCTTGCCACCTTCCCACCGGGATACGAACACCTTCTTTACAGGAAAGGTGCCGCCACGTGGCATGTTCTGCATATTAGGTTCTGCACCTGACAGGCGACCAGTTGCAGTGCGGTGCTGTAGCAGACGCACGTGCAGCTTGCCATCCTGCTTGGTGAACATCTTGATGCCCTCGACAAACGAGGACAGGTAAGTGTCCACTGCGGACAGGCGTCGAACTTTTGACAAGAAGTCCACAGCATCTGTCATTCCTTTGACACGTGCTGCTTTCTCCAGTGCCTCAAGGTTTTGCTTGCTCGTGCTGAAGCCATTGGCACTAGCCCACTTAGGACCGGGCGGCTTGAACTTCAGGCCAGCGATCTGCTGCGTAGGTTCAAACAAGTATCCTTGCGCATCACACACCTGACAACGATTAGGCTTGGCAAACGGTGTGCCATCCTTCTTTGTCTTGCGGATGTAGCCTGTACCATTACAGGACTTACACTGCACTGCTCGTGTCTTGGCAAGTCGCGTAGTGTGTGAGCGTACTAGATTGCGGAAGTCAGTGTCATCCATGTATGGATCAATGGCTCCGCCCCAATAGCCTTTGTCATTCACCTTGCGGCTGTAGATCACCCAAGACAGTTGCTCTGGGCTGTTGAGGTTGATAGGCGTATCGCCCATCAGCTTGCGCACGTGTGCTTGCAGGTCAGCGGTAAGCTGGTCACGCTCCTGCTCAAACTCCACACGCACCTCGTCCAGTGCCTTGCTATCTACTGTGAAACCACGCTGGTAGATACGAGCAAGACATACTGCAACCTGATTGGTCAGGTCAACAGTACCCATGAGACCACTGTCCTTCGGTGTGTTAAGCCGATACATCAGCTTGTCTGCCAGTTGCTGTGTAGCTTCAAGGTCAGCGACCAGATACTCACACAGTTCGTTGTATGGAATGTCGCGTGTGCTGTAGCCTCGCTTGAAATACTCCTTCAAGGTGTCTTGCTTCTTAGTGTCAAGATCATAGCGTTCAGCACACGCTTCCAATGAAAGCGGTTCCTTGATGCCGCGTTGCAAGACATACCCAGCCAGCATCGAGTCGAATACAGGGCCATCATACTTGAAGCCACTCTCCCAAAGCCACAGCAAGTCATGCGCTGCATTGTGCATGATAAGCACAGTAGCCTCATCAAGAAGGCTCTGTACACGCTCATAGTGATCTTCCTGATTAGGCTGATCAGCATGGTCAAATGGGAATGTCAAACACTGGCCTTGGTCAGTCAGTACGCCTATCATAGTCAAGCTGTTGTTCGGCTCAAACGGATCAAGGTGCATCTTGCCATCACGGTGTGTGACTGTATTCTCTACATCAAGTGTCAGTTTCATATCTACTCCTTTGTCATGCGGAAGTATACTTTACCGTTCATGTCAATGTGCGGGATATCTGGGTCTACATTCTGCTTGCCCATAAACTCCCAACGGTATCCTTCGTTCCGCTTCTGCTCTACGTCCTTGATAAACTCTGCGTTATCTTGGGCGAACATTGCAAAAGCGAAGGTAGCAAGTAATCCTAGCATTGTCTACATCTCCTCATATCTAGCTGTCAAGTAGTCCAAGTTGACGTTGACCATACCGTGCCAACCATTCAGCTTGTTCTTGACAATGTTAATGTGCCGCATCGGGCTGTCTTCGTCTTGCCCTTCTACTGATGCGGACTTACCGATCAGGATCATAAGGTCAGCTTCCGCTGCCTTACCAGTACGTGATCCCTCCATCATGCTCTGGTTCAGTTGTGACCGGCCTTCCGCTTCTGCAGAAAGCTGTGACATGTAGAACACAGCGCAATCATACGCCTTGGCGATCTGACGTGCATGAATGGCACAGGCTTTGAGTGCTTCGTCCTGCCGGGCAAAGCCACCATCTGCCTTGAACTTGTCACCCATGTCAAGCACGAGAACGTCCGGCTTGTAGGTCTTGGCAACAGACTCAACCCAATTCATATCACGGCCTGATGCTTCTTTGATCTTGATGTTGTTCATCACAGGTTCGTACAGTGACTTGGCCTTCGCCAGATTGCCCTTCACCTCACGTGCTGACATACCTGCTGCAGCAGTGAGATACCGTGCGCCAACCCGGTGGGTAGGCTCTTCGTTACACAACACGATACACTTGGCACCCTGATGTGCAAACCCTCCGGGGCTGGCAATAAGGCTGGCATGGAACGATGTCTTGCCTGTGTTTGGCCGTGCGCCAACTTCGATAAGCTGACCTGCACTGATACCTTCGATCTTACGTGCAATACTCGATACGTTGAACGACCACCGCGCCTCAAGGTCTGCCTTTGCCAGCAACGTCTCAACTGTAATGTCATCCCATTCAATGTTGAGATTGGGAGTGAAGTCATCGCCATACCGCTCAAGCAGTGTACGCAAAGACTCCATCGTACCCCCGGTGCCACTCACCATGTCGAAGCCAATGTTGGCGATGTCCTCGCCCACTACCTTCTGGAACAGCTTAGACAGCACCTCCTGTGCGATGTCGTTGCCCATCGGTGCCTCTTGCTTTATCTGCGTAAAGAGACTGGCGAAAGCATTACGCTGCGCCGTGGTCATTGTAGGGTTAGAGGATAAGAACAGTGCTTCCACCTCATCGGGTGTCACTGTCCGGTTGTAGTGATCCATCGCCTTGTCAATCGTCTGTTTGATCTTGCGATTGTCGCTACTGAACAGGCGATCAGGACACTTGGCTCCACGATGATCTTCGTAGAACCCCTTGTCCATCAGGCTCCGTAGCATTGATAATTCCATTACACATCTCCTATGTCGGCTAGGTTATTCATGTCAGTTGGGTTACGATACTTGAGATCGTCTGTCAAGTACAACACGCGGACGTTCTGTACATGACTTCTTAGTTCCTTTGCCATCTGCAAAGTCTTCCGCACTGCGTCGGGGTCTAGTGCGATTACGGCTGTTGAGAACTGCGCGAGATATTGCTTATGTGATTCGGAAAGAGAAGTTCCTAACACAGCAACCCCGACAAAATTACCGCCACCAACCACGGCGGCACTCACGCAGTCCTCAACAACTACGGCGACATTACCATACCCATGTGTGTATGGCAAGCCACTTTTTCCGTACCGTCGCCACTTTGGCAGACGCTTGCCTAGCGCACGACCAGTGGCATCCACAATCTTACCCTCATACACGATGGGAAAGACAGCGCGGTGTTCACGTACGTCGTACAGAAGACCTAGTTCTTTAGCATCCAATCCATACAACTCGCTGGCCCACTCAGCTACATCGAAGTTATACGGCACAAGATACTCAGGCACATCAAAGTCAGCACCAGCGAAACGCTCTACATCAGATAGCTGATTACGGATATCGTCAGCCGTCATTCTTACACGTGTGCCGCCCTTGATATCACAGGACATACGAAAGCAATTCCACAGAAGTGATCCCATGTTGTTGGTCACAGTGAATGTACGTTCCCCACAGCTAGGACACTTAGTCCTTACTGTACTACCTACTGGTACATTCATATCACTTACAATGTTATATATACTATCCATATATACTCTCTCCTGTGCGGCAGTTAAGTGCTTTTAACATGCTTCTGACGCTCCGTCAACGCATAATTTGCACTTGTCAGTGTGTTTTTCATGTACGGCTTCACTGATTGTGGGTTGGCATGTCCTGTAACCGACATAATCTGCCCGATACCGACACCCGCCTCAACCATTTCTGTTGTACCAGTACGTCGAAGGTCAGACAACCGTAATTCATCCGGCAATCCTGCCTCTTGCATGATGCGACGAGCAAATCGGGGCAGCTTGTACATGGAATACGGTATGTACTCACCTCCGACAGCGTTGGGACGCGGTGCAACCCACTTCTGAAAGCCAAAGTCATCCTTCTGTTGCGACAACATGTCACATAAGTCATCTGAGATAGGCA